GATGCCAAAGAGACCAGTGTCCCATTCGTGGCAATCACTGAATACAAAAGGAGAAAGCACAAGTTTCTCAGTAGAACCCCAGCGGAAATAGATAGGCTGGGCGAGACCTACAATGTTGCCAAGGGAATTCCAAGCGGGAGAAACGGGAGCAGTGCCAACTACTGGGATGACTGACTGCCAAACAGCACCGTTATAGAGGACTAATGAGCCAAGAACCGTGGCAGAAGCCGTAGCGTAAGTAGCAGTGGGAAGCCAGTTGTAAGGGACGCAAGGAGTGCCGTTGAGAGAAATATAAGGAGCACCAGCAAAAGCGGGAGGAGCAACGCCACCAGTTGCGACGGAAGGAGCGGGAAGGGGGTTGCCCTGAGGGTCAGTGTAGATTACATTGTAGAAAGCACCGTTGGGTGTCTCAGCAAAGTCAGTCTGATTCTCAATACCAGCAAGAGGGTTATTGATATTACCAGCACAGTCATTATAACTGGCATACTTATCCAACATTGTCGGGCAAGTTCTCTGGAGGCGATTCTTCTTGTAATCAGTTAGGCGTAGAACCTCCTTCAACACATCTTGGGAGTTAATCACGCTTGTGGTGTCGTTGATGGTTGCCGTAAGCGTGGAGCAAAGGGAATTCAGAGGGAAAGCACAAAGGGCACAATCACGACCCCACTGGGCGATAGGGCGAGTCTCTGGAGGCACAAAGGAAAAGGTGGCGTTCATTGACATATACACCGTAGAACTCCACTCAACAGCCCTATCCACATACACATTCTCAGAAGGCACATAGATATTGTATGTGTGCTGGGACTGGGTGGCGGCGATGGCATTAAAGGGGGCATTCGTCAGAGAAAGAGCACCCTTCTCAACAGCATACTTCGGGCGACTCTGAACGATGCGGGAATCAAAGACGGCGAGTTTCTCAATGTCCGCACTCATCTTCTATTATAATTAATACACCGAAAAAAAGTGGCGGAGATATTCCAAAATTTCCTTAATAAAAGGAATTTTTGAGATATTTGAATCAAATCCATTTTATTTGGCATCCTTGTGTTTAAACATTACCTTGATGGAAACGCTGGATAAGTTAAACATATTGATAGGATACAACTGATTATCCAGCCGATTCTTCCAGAAGACTTGAATGTCAATGTTTCGGATGTCTTGCTTTGAAGAAGAGAAGTCGGAGAGACGGTATTCAGCAGAAGGAGCGTAGTAGATAAAACGGCGATAAGAGTCTGCGTTGCCAGAACTTGTATCCAGTGAGATGTCCGTAATGATAGGCTGGAAAGCAGACTGGACGGTGGCTTGACTGAAGCCCAAGTTTCCAGCACCAAGCACCACGGGAGCACCCGTAGCCTCTGATTTGACGGGAAGCAGTGTGCTGGTGAAAACAATTGAAGACACTGGAGACCAGAGCGAATCCGTAGAGGAATAGTCTTGCTGTGCTAAATAATAGACTCTGCCAATCATATTGGGGGTAATTGCTGAGCCATCCAAGGAAACTGGGGAATAGCCAAGAGGAGCAACCCCAGAATAAGGTGAAAGCCGGAAGTCTGATACATTCTGAAATGCTTTATTTGTTGCCAGAATCTCATTCACATAGCCGTCTGGAACAACGACACCACCAAATAGATTTCCCGTAGGTAAGTTGTAATAAGTGTTATTGTAATTAGCAAACAGACCAAACATATTGGCATTGAAAAATAGACGCATCTGGAGGTGTTCTGCTAAGCCAACAACGACTGGCGGACCCGCACTATAAGCCACTGGTGTGAATGTCGTCAGACGCTCACCGAATCCAGCACTATCCAGATAGATGTCAAATTTGCTTTCAGTAGCAAGAAATTTCATAACCGGAGGATACACGGTATTACAAAACGCACCAAATGTCGCATAGGGGAATGACCCAGCCACGCCACCCTTTGCCAGATAATCAACATACAAAGCGTTATAAGTATCTTGGTAAGCACAAGTTGATGTCGCACCCGGTGCTGAGGAAAACTGGGCTGGGTCTAACATTGTCTGATTCCATAAATCAACCCAATGCTGGTAAGTATAGACCCAATAATAACGGCTTGTAAGGTCTTGAGAATTACCCAAGTCATTGCCTACACGAACCCAGAGAGATGAGGTCGTTGGGTTAGTGCCTACTGGGGGAGCAAGAACCCAGTTCGCACCAACAGCCGGTGTTGAACCAGATACGGTGGCAATACACTGGAATAGTGTGCTATTGAACTGAACCACTTGCCCCGGCTGGTATGTTGATTGAGGACTCCACTGTTGCTGGGGTGCTACTTGGTAGAAGGGTTCATTAAAAGCACCATATATATCTGGAGCATTCATTGATACAATCTGCCCCAGTAAATACTGCGTTCCACTACTCCACTGACCTTGAAAGTCATTGGCGGCGATACTACGAGGTGTAGGGGCATTGACGGGGTTCTGAGTTTCGGGAACATACTGAATAAATCGTGGCTGGGGAACACCATAAATTATTTGATTACCAGTTCCCGCTACATCCATTTTCTGCTGGGCTGACACAGCACACGCATATGTTGTTAAATTTACATTTGTCTGACCCGTGCCTTCCGCAATGTTGGGAATGAATAAAGGTAAATCTCTGTTTGCTCCATCCATCGTAAAGCGAATGATGGAAAAGTAATAATCGGCGGCGTTTCTTATAATAGCAGTATCACGGGTCTCATTGAACCGAATCTGAGGGTCTTTTACTGCTTGACCGGCGAATGTATTCTGCGTCGTATTGTTAATAATATCCGCATTGTAATACACATAATCGGGAGCATCTTGATTGTCGCCGTTTGTCTGAACGCTTGACGAAAACATCTTCTATATATTACCAATAGATTTTTTACAACATTATTTCTTAATCCAGTTGGCTGTGAGTGCGGATACAAAATTATCACCAGACATCCCACTGCTCTTAACTACATTATAAAATTCCTTGTCGCTATAAGGGGCATACAAGCACCGGACACAACACCATCGCCCACAAGTATTTACGCTTGGATTGTCTTGCTGGTAATCGTGAATGTTGTAATAAACTGGTTTGCCACTTGCTTTCATTAATTGTAATAGACGGGGTATATCTTGGTCGGTTTTTTCCAATAGTTCTGGGTCAGCCCCTTTTTTTGCCTTTTCTGGTGCTTCACCGTATGGGTCAAAGTAATGAATTCCATCTGGTTTATTTAATAAGCAAACCCAATGTCCCGCCGTTTCACTTTGAGTTAGATACAAAAGAATACAACGCCCTTTACTATCAAAACACTGGCTAATATCTTTCATTTGAGATAATTCTGGGTATGTGATAATTTTAATATCACTTCCTAATATCTTTCTAATATCTGAATCAGACAGTGGGTAGTCCCGTAATTCACCCATACCGATATTCATTTTAATCTATTGTATAGTTAGAAAATGAATAAGCCTATACTATCTGCTAAAGTAGGTAAAGATTTTGTTGAAGTCAAATGTGTTCCCCACGAATTACAATGGATAGAACGATGGCTGGAGAATTTTATGCGTAGCAAATCGTTGCCTCCTCAATGTGCGGGGAAGGATGCCTTTAATGAGTGTATTAAATTTCTTGCCCCTTCGGACTTTTTGGCGATGCTGGAATCTTTACGGAAAGAGTTTCTTTTGATACACCAACGCCACTTGCCTCAGTTGGAGGATTTTTCGTTTCTTCTGGATGACTCGGAGACATCTCCTCAACAGCAAAACCCACCTCCGTCTTCTTCCCGCAACAATTAGATACTAATTTGTGTCCGTTTAATTTCTTAAACAATTTATAAGCAAAAAACAATACGGCTATTGTAGAAGAACCAACACCAGCAGAGGCTAAGTAATTTGCTTCCATTCTAATACAAACATTAGATTTTATTGTTGTGAAGGTTGTGAAGGCTTTTTCGCCAACTTTCCCTAAGAGACCCATTCAATCCACCAATCCACCAACTCGGCGGAAAAACCTTCACAACCTTCACAAGATTACCGCTATTATAAAATCAATACAAAACATTATGAATTTATACCTTATATAGCACAGCACGATGATTTCAAAATAAAAAGGCTGGGTCAAAAAAAAAAGTCGGCTTTTTTCTGGGACTTGGGTCAAAAATTGAATGGAAGTTTAACCTATTATATATACCATTCAGATGAGTTCTAATAAGAAGAATACTACTTCTAATACTCAAAACATTCTTGGGGCGGATGGGTCAAAAATTGATTCCACTTTCAGCCCGGATGAAAGGTTAAAAAAAATGCGTTCCTCCAATGAAATTAATACCTCCGGTGTTAATCAGAAGACGATGATTGCCATTAGCAATGGACTCCAATCAACGGACAAGGACGCACTACGCTTTGACTCAGTAGAGATGGCACTCCAACACGCAGAGACGCACTTGGACTCCTACGAAATCACAAATCCGGATTCCAATATGGTCTATGTGGATTTGGATGGTGAGGCTGGTGATATGGATGAGGAGACCTTTGACATCACTCACCAAGCAATCATTGATGCTCTCATTGGTCTGCCATTCAACATTGTAGTTGCTGAGTCATCCTCATACCAGCAAGAACTCTACAAGATGAAGACGACGGGCGATGCTGAGCGTCGCATCGTCAATAAACTCTCTTACCGTATCCACTTTATGGATAAGCACGGTTCTAAGAGGGCTATTCAGAAGTATGTGGTTGAGGAGGTCTTCCCAGCCATCAAGTCTGGCGTTGAGTTGTTCGTATCTAATTGCGACCTCAGCGACAAGATTGACAAGTCAGTCTTCCCTTACTTAGACATTGATGTGAGCGTCTATAAGGGCAATCGCAAGATGCGTATGATTGGCTCATCAAAGTCCTACTACACGAAGGCTGGGAAGGAGCGTTGGAACTCTATGTTTCACGAGAATCGCCCTCTCCGTATTGTAGGCGTTGAGCCAGAGCCAGAGGACTTCCTAATTACCGTCATTAAGGAGGACTCAGTGGCACTTCCAGAGGAGGTTGAGGTTGAGGTGGAGCAGACCCCCAGCCCACGCAACACGATTTCCGCTCCTCCCACTGCTGACCCGTCAGAGGCAAGTGAGGTTCGTGATGATGCTGACGACAAGGCAATCCGTGAGTGCCTAATGAATGTCAAGGCATCCCGTGCT